CCGGACCACCCTTACCGGTGTCCGTGGCAGCACGGACAGCCGTCCAACCATCGCTGGCAGGGTTCGACGCGTCATAGGCAACCATGTGATCATCGTCGATCCACAGTGTGGAACCGTCTGTGTCAACGCCCGAAGAATGGCGAGTTGCTCACTTCGACGGTGGGCATGACCAAGTCCTGGGTCATGGCGCAGGCCAGGGACAGGGAGTCCACGTAGTCATCATGGGCATGTGCTTCGTCCGGTGCCTCGACTGTGAAGTTCGCGCCCTTGTACTTGATCTCAGCGTCGGTCATCTGCTGGTAGAACCGCTTCCAAGTGCGAAGCCGCCGAGTCTTGGCGTGAGCGGGCCAGCCGATCATCTTCCGCTGAATGAGGGCCTGCATGTGCTTCCAACGCTTCGTCTGCTCCTGCTGGCTCGACGCCAGCGGAATGACCTCTACATGGGGCATGAGCCGGGCCAGACGCTGGGCCACCACGTCACCCACGCCATTGCCGTCCACTCCAATGGCCGCCACGTTGTAGTTGGCCAGGAAGGCGACCATCTGAAAGAACTGCTCCTCCCAGTCGTCGCCCTGGATCTCCAGCCAGTTGAGTACCCGGTGGTCGTAGTAGCCGAACTCGTCGGGTCGGTCCCAGTCCACCCATACAACGGTGACCACGGTGCTGTCCATCTTGCGGGCCGGGTCAATGCCCACCACGACCGGCGTCCGCTGCCACTGCTTGACGACCTCTTGGCTGGTGTCCCCCAGGTCATCCATGGTCGTCGAGGTGACGAACATGCCTCGCTCGATCAGCCACTTGCAGTTGTAGGACATCTGAAACTCGTCAGAGTCCTCCCCCAGGCGCAGCATCTCCTTGCGGATGAAGGTCTTGTAGTTGGGGTTGACCTTGGCGACGTCCCGCCAGTCCCACTGGTAGTGGTTGACTCTCGCGTTGCGTCCAGTGGCTCGGCGCTTGTTCAACTGGATCGACTTGTAGAAGTTGTTCTTGGTCACCGTCGGGGTGCCGGTCTTGACCATGGAGCCGTTGTAGTAGGCGAGCATGGGGCTGATCGACTTGTTGACGATGAAGTCATCGGCGTCCTGGCACTCATCGACCACGGCCAGGTGGAACGACTTGGACTCGATCTTGGCGCGAGGGTTGGCCGTCATCATCATGAGTTGCGAGCCGGACTTCTTGAGCCGGATACCCTTAGTGATGCCGGGTGTACGTACAGTCACGTCGTCGATCTCGGGGTCCCCGAGGATGTCTAGGGCTCGCTCGCTCGTGAGCCGGGAGACGGTCCGTCCGTACAGCGTCTCGGCCTGGCCCTCGACAGGGGCGAACAGGCCGACCCAGAAGCCGTCCTTGAACTTCCCCAGCAACTCGGGGTAGATCTGCGCCAGGCGGGGCAGCAGGACCATCAGCGTGGCCACTGTGTTGGCGATTGTCTCGGACTTGCCGCTCTGCCGGGACGCCAGCGCTGTGACTACCTCGCCGTCCCCGACGATGACGCTCTCGATGACGCGCCGGGCGAACGGGATCTGGTAGGGGTGCAGGCCGTGGCCGACCAGCGCCTCCATGAACACCAAGACGTTGTCGATCAACTCTTGAACGAACTCACGCGACAACTCGTCAAGCGCGGCGTCTAGCGCGTCCTCAGCGTCGACCTCGTCAGGGTCGATCTCCTCAAACTGATCAGTCTCGGTCTCCACGCTCATCGTGGATCAAGCGTCACCCGGCCCGCTCGTGGCGTCCCTGTGAACACAGAGCGACCCCCCGGCCGTTGCGGGCCGGGGGGTCGCATACGTTCCATGGGTACTAGGTACCCCGAAACGCTCTCTGGGAGAGAGACGGTCAGCCTACACGGGGTCAGGGACGCGCAGGCGGTCAAGGGTGCGGTAGACCAGGCTGTGGTTCACGTCGGACAGCCGGGCGATCTCCAGCCCGGTCATGCCCATCTGGGCCATCGCCACCCAGCGGTCGTTGCGGACCTCCTCCCCCGAGACCGGAGGCTCGGTCATGCACCGGAGGGCACCGGGCCGCTGAGCGAGCCCGACCTGTCGCCCGCAGCCGCCGCAGCGGATGGGCGTGCGCTGAGCGGGGGTGGAGGCGCGGCTCATCGACGCCTGCCAGCGGCCACAGGAGCCGCTGTGGGCTCCTCGACGGTCTGGATGTTCCCCAGGCCCGCCACGGCGTTGTCCAGCGCCTCTACGGGCATCCAGTAGCCGCGCCCGTAACGTCCGGTTGACGGCACATAGTCCCGAAACTCGATGATCTGTCCGTTGGGCAGGTCCACCAGCAGGATGTGGGTCCACAGGTCGGCAGCCTTAGGGAACGTCGCCACCACCGTGACGGGGGCGTCCGTGCTCGGGTCGTAGGCCATGTCAGTGCTCACCTCTAAGGTTGTCCATGTGACGATCGATGCAAGTGTCGTTGACATGCTGTCGGGATGTCAAGTCGCCCATCAGCCGTTCGGACGAACTTGCAAAGCCGCAGGTCAGGACGACGATCGTCAGTTGCGCTGTAACCGAACGATCACCTAGTGTCACTGGCCTACCCCGGTGGGGGCTGGGCCGGAACGAGCCGAAGGACACACAGCACATGACATCTTGGACCCCCGGTGAGGCCGACGTCGTCCAGGCAGGGGACCGGACGCTGATCTCAGTCACCGGATCGTCGCTCGTAGAGGCCGGTATGCGAGCGATCCACACTGTGGAGCAGACCTACCCGGTGTACGGCGAGGTCGGCGGGGAAGCCGACCTGGCCGTGATCACCATCATCCAGATGGTGGATGACGCAACCAACCGTCTGAAGTGGCTGGCTCAGGTCAACGTGCCGACGCCTCTGCTCGCCTTCTGACCTCCAGCACCACCTCGTGCAGGGCCTCGGATGCATCGACCAACTCGTCGAGCACCGAGGCTTCTGCGTTTCTGTCGTACGCGTGCAGCCCCCGCCCCATGGCGTTGAGTGCCTGGCCCGCCCAGGTGATCAGGTCCGGCGTGGGGATACGCTCCACTCGCTTGCGGAACTTGCTGATCGACTCGGGCGCGCTCTTCCGACCAAAGAGCCGCTTCACTCGCACTTCCCCTCATGTCCAGACTCAAGCGTGCAGAACCGGAACTCTTCGATCCACTCGTCACAGTCCGCCTTGCCGCGATTCCTGCCGGGCGTGGGCAACTCACGCTTGACGATGGCAGCCTTGATCGCCGCGTCCTCGTCCTCGTGCCTCGCCACCCATCGTCCGACCACCAGGACGCGCCGACTGCAGGGCATCTTCCACAGTGTGGAATGCCCCAGTCGGTAGGGGTAGTCGATCTCGTGCGTAATGGTTCGATCGAACCATGGCTTGCGGGCGTCCTCGGTGTACCAGGCCCAGTGCCAGTACAGGTAGGTACCGTAGATGTCGCGGGTGTCCAACTTGTTCGCCAATCGTTTCGGGTCCGGTACCGATAACACCTTCTGCTTAGGGTGTCCTTGGCATGGTGACTCCCGAGCCGCCGGTCTGTCCCTGTGACTTCTTGAGACGTGCGCGACCCGTACCACCCAGGTTGCCGCTCTTGTAGCCGCCACCTCGACGAGATCCCGGCTTCATACCGGGCTGAGTCCCACCGCGGTAGTACTGGCCTGTGCGGAGGAACCGGTAGACGGTCTCTCGCGCGAAGACCGGGATGGCCATCACGTCGGCCGGGCCACGCGGCTTGGTGTCCAGGTAGGCCAGGATGAACCGGCCCTTGGAGCGAGCGCGCTTGAAGTTGTTCCACTCGGAGGCGGGAACCTCGAAGTAGTTGTAGTAGGTCCCGTCCCTGAAGATCACGGTCAACTTGCGCTGCGCGGAGTCGTACCCGGCAGCCACTGTGCGCGGGCGCTCGGGGTTGATCGTGGAGGTCGGGATGATCGTGATCGGCGCAGGCAACTCATCGGCCCGGACGTTCTCAGCCAGGTTGTCATACAGGTAGCCCTCTTCGTTCCAGGCGTAGTACTCCATCGACTGGGACTCTTCGTCCTCAAGGTCGTCGCCGAAGAATCCCATCATCTCGTAGGCGGGAGCCTTGTATCCGAACTCAGCGGTCTGTGCCGCCAGCGGGATCGCGGAGAAGGGACTCTTGACGGGACCGAGGGCGGCGGTGGCCGCGTACTCCGTGGGATTGATGTTGACATCGCCGCCACGGTTCCACGACCCGACCCGTCGCCGGTCGGCAGCGCTGACCTGTCGCCAGAGGTTGTTGCCGTCTGGGGCGCTGCTACTGCGGGCCATGCCTACTCCTCAGGACACTCGTGATCGTCCAACTCGTTCTCCCTTAGAACCAACTCACACTCGCGGCAGCGGAAGAACCTGACCTCCTTGAACCCGTTCTGCGCAGTAGCGCCAGGGGGAAGGTCAGGTTCTCCACTGTCACTCTGTGGCTCGTAGTCCGTCTCCACCCCGGGCCGCGCGAACAACTCGGGGGGAAACGGGCCACGAGGGGCGTGCGGTCGCGACGGGACCGGGTGCCCCTGAAAGACGCGGACCGGGATGATCCGGCTCACTTGGACTTGGGAGCCACGTACATGGTCAGCGAGCCGTCAACCGCCCGAGGCCGCAGGAACCACGGCAGGCACGAGTCGCAGTAGTGGACCGGAAGCGCGCCCGGGTCGTCGTGGACCCAGACCGGCTTGTTATTACAGTTAGCGCACATGACGGCGGGCGTAGCCAAGGTCAGTGACCCTTCTCCTCATCGGCGGGGTCAGGGACAGCCACGAATGCGGCGTCACTCCCCCGCCCGTACTGGCGAGTGACCTTCGACGCCCAGGCTGCGGCCCACGTGGCAACAGCACCGATGACAACGTCGTAGGGGAACGGGATGTCGAACATGGGAAGCACGGACACGCCGAACGTGACCAGCGTCGCCACGGCGAGCAAG